AAGCGGAAGCACCAGCGGAGGCTGACGAAGCTGCGGGTGAGGACGAACAGTCCGACACTGGTTTGCCGCTGAGCGCGTTCGATGAGCAGACGATCAAGACGCTGCTTGCCAAGAGCGCCAAGGTGGACGAACTGGAGATGTTGTTCAATAAACAGTCGCAGGAGCTGCGACGCGCGTACGGCAAGATCGGCGAGTTGAACTCGCACATCAAACGCTTGATGCGCAATCCGAGCCAGAGGGGGATCAAGCAGGCGGAGTTGCGCTTCGCTCGGCTTGAGGAGGAGTACCCAGAACTGGCCGAAGTGCTCAAGCAGGACTTGGCCGAAGCGCTTGCGCAGGCTCAAGTGGCTGTTGATGCTGAGAAGTCTGGCGAAGCGCGTCAAGGCTCTGATGCGCAGGGTGTGCAGAATGCGCAGGAAAGTTCAGCCGAACCGGATGTGCAGGAAGCGCCAGGAAGCGCCGAATACGCAGGACGAGCCGGACGAGCTGCAACAGCTTCTGCAGCAACGCGAACAGCAGTTGCGGGCTGAATACGAGCGAAAGCTTCTTAGCATGCGCCACCCTGACTGGGAGCAGGTGGCGGCCTCGCCGGATTTCCAAATCTGGCTGGCGAGTCAACCTCCAGAGGTGCAACAGGTAGCTCGGACGAGCTGGTCAGCGGACGAACTGGCCGCTGTGTTCGATTTGTACAAGTCCGCATCGGCCGCCATGGCGCAGCGCGCCGCTTCACAACAGGCGGATTCGGTACGGAAGAAGCGGTTGGAGGCCGCGGTTCCCGTCGCTGATTCGGGGGCAGCGCCGCCGACATATGATGAAAGGGATGCTTTCGCCGAAGGTTTCAGATCGGTGATGAAGCAATGGCTTGTTTGAAATAGGAGGAAAGTCTTATGGCGATTCAACAGTACAACACAGTCCCAGCTCGCATTGCGAAGCTGAAGGGCGAAATTCTCGCTCACGCGGTTCCGGTCGAAGTTCTTGGCATCACTGGCCAGCAGAAGCAGATGCCCAAGAACAACAGCGACACCGTTGTGTTCCGCCGTTATTTGCCCTACGGTGGCAACGACAACCAGTGGATCAACGCGGGCAATGTTGATACGTTCGCTTCCGCGCACCAGACCACTGAAGGGGTCACTCCTTCGGCGGACACACTCTCCGCTGTTGATGTGACTGCCACGCTGCAGCAGTACGCTGTTCTGTATGCGGTCACAGATAAGGTCGTCGACCTGTACGAGGACGACATCCCGGCGGAGATGAAGCGTCAGACCGGCGAGCGTCTCGGTCTGGTTCGCGAGATGGTGCGCTTCGGTGCTCTGAAGGCTGCCACCAACGTGTTCTACGCCGGTGGTACTTCTCGTGCGACTGTTAGCAAGACCATCGATCTGCCGCTGCTGCGCAAAGTGGCTCGCACACTGCAGGCCAATCACGCCAAGCAGGTCACTAACATTCTGGCGCCCAGCCCGAACTACGCCACCGCACCTATCGAGGCGGCGTATCTGGTGTTCTGCCACAGCGATCTGGAGCCTGCCATCCGTGATCTGCCCGGTTACAAGGGCGTTCATGAGTACGGTTCCCGTAAGCCAATCCACCCGCAGGAGCTGGGTTCCGTAGAGCGCTTCCGCTTTATCATCTCGCCTGAACTGGCGCAGTATGCTGACGCGGGTGCGTCTACGAGCACCGCTACGGGGCTGGAGTCCACCTCTGGTTCCAACATCGATGTTTACCCCATTATCGTAGTGGGTGAGGATGCTTGGGGTCAGGTGGCTCTGCGCGGCGAGAACTCTCTGGATGTGACTTACATCCCGCCGGGCAGCAAAGACAAGAACGACCCGCTTGGTCAGCGCGGCTATATCGGTGCGAAGACCTATTTCGCGGCTTTGGTGCTCAACCAAGGTTGGATGGCGGTCGTCGAAGCTGGCGCACCTGTACTGTAAACTGACGTAGCAACGGCCCCCGCAAGGGGGCCTTTTACTTGGAGGTACCAAACATGACAGAAGAAACCAATACAGTCACTGAGGCTCCTGAGAAGAAAAAGCCCGTTCGTCGCCGTCGTAAGGTCAAAGAGGTTGACGTTGTCACTGAGACTGTGAACACTGAGGCGGAAGACATTGAACTGCCCGCGCACGGCACGGTCAAACATGAAGCGGAAGTCATTGAGCCGGTGGAGACTCCACTGGAGAGTGACCACGCGCAGCATCTGGCGTTCATGGAGGAACGCGTGACCATCCACCTGCACGACCCGCAGGACAACAATCCCGAGCCCATCGTACCCGTCGGCGTCAACGGTAAGGTTCTGTATCTGCGGCGTGGGGAAACACATACACTTCCTCGCAAGTACATCGAGGTGCTGGCTCGTGCGCGTCGTGTGAATTACCGTTCTCAGGAAGCGGTCGCTGCTGACGGTAGCCGCACGATGGTGTTGAAGTCGTCTACGACTCTGCAGTATCCTTTCACTGTTGTTTCCGACCCCTCCGGTGCCAAAGGCGCTGAGTGGTTGAAGCGGATTATGAACGAGCGGGTGTGAGCCCATGACCTACCTCGAACTCGTACGACGGCTCGCTACGGAAGTTGGCGCGTCTGGGCATATTCAGACCGTGCAGGGCGCTGAGGGTGAGGCGCTTCGGCTGGCTAACTGGATCAAGGAAGCGTGGCTTGAGCTACAGCTTTTGCGTGATACGTGGCGCTGGCGCGTCGGCGAGTTCGAACTCCCTGTGGCGGCGGGGCAATCCGTGGTTGACACCTCGCCGTACCAAGATTTCTATCGGGTACTGCCTGATAACGTTTTTGGGAAATACGATTCAGCGGCTTCTTGGTTGCCGTTGACGCATGTCACCTTCCCTGACTGGCAGTCCCTTGTCCGCGCCAGACCTGCACAGACTGGAAGCCCGACCTATTTCACAGAGCGCCCCGATCTGACCGTGGAACTTTTCCCCATTCCGGACGCGGCATATTCCATACGGGGGCTTTATGTCAAGAAAGCGCAGGAGCTGGTGAACGATTTTGACGAGCCTTTGATGCCCCCGGAATACCACATGGCGATAGTGTATAAGGCGATGATGCTGTACGCCGGGTACGAAGCGGCGCCAGAGATTTTCCAGATGGGTGCCCAAGGGTTCAACCGGGTCTATAAGACCATGGTCAACGCGGATACTCCCGTCGTTTTACTGCCGGAGACTTTGGCATAGATGGCTAAACCAGCGCCTTTTGCCCTTAATGCTTCCACGCCTCGCATCGATGTCATCGACGCGCAGGGCGGGCTAGACCTCACCACACCCCCTGTTCGTATCGGTGCCGGGCCTATCTTGGCTGGGGTCAATTTCGTGGCGGAGTCGATCGGCGGGTACACGCGCATCCCCGGGTATGAGCGGTTCGATGGGCAGGCGGCGCCTTCCGAGGCCTCGTATCTGGCGTTGCTTTTGACCCCTGCCCCAACGGCTTCTTATGGAGACTCCGTCACCATAGGCGGCACTGCGTACACAGTTCTCGGTGCCGAGGGCGACGAGTTGTACGTGTACGACCTGCCGACGACCGCCGTTGCGATCGGTGATACTTTCACGCTCAATGGCGTCTCCCACACAGTGGTCGAAGTGTCCTCAGCTGGCGCGGCGGACCTTAAAACCCATGCAGTGATGCGCTCTCGAGCCGCTGACGAGCGAAGGAAGGCTATAACAGCACCTCCCGGTGTTGGCGCGGTGCTCGGTGTGGTGGAGCACCCTTCCGGTGATGGCGTCGTGGCGTTTCGCGCCGACGCGAACGGCGTTGTGGAGGCGTACAACTCTACGAGCACGGGATGGAAAAAAATCCCACGCGCGATCCATCTGCCGTTCAATAACGGCACCGCCACCATCAAGGTCGGTGACACGGTCACCGGGGCCACCTCCGGGGCCTCAGCCACCGTGGATGAAGTCATAGTCCTGACAGGCGGGTTTTCCACCACGACCCCAGCCACTGGGGTCCTTATTTTAAGCTCGGTGACCGGCACGTTCTCCGCCAATGAGAACTTGAATGTCGGCACGACCACTGTGGCGACGGCTACTGACACGCAGGCGGCGGTCGTTTTGCCCGCTAACATGGATGTGTTCAGCGACGTCTATAACTTTTCCGGGGCCTCCGGTACTAACGCTACGTATTTTGTGGATCGTGTCACGGATTATGTGTACCGATATGACGGCAAGTCCATCGTGGCGGTTTCTACTGGCATGCCTTCGGGTGTGGCGCTTGAACGCGTCATGGCGTACAAGTCACGGCTGTATGTGACGGCGAAATCGTCGTTGCTTGTGTCGGCTCCCGGCTCCCCGTTCAAGTTCGATGCGGTTGAGGGCGCGGCTGAGCTGGCGGTTGGCGCTGACATCACTAACCTTGTGGCTGAGCGAGGGACCGCGCAGACTTCCGCCATCGTCATAACGACGACCCGGTCGATTCATATCCTGTACGGTAACAGCGAGGTCGACTGGCAGTTGCAGGCGTTGACCTATGATATGGGTGCGTTGCCGGATACCGCCGCGCTGGTCAACGGAGATGTCATATTCGCTTCAGAGTCAGGGCTATACACCATCGAAGCGGTGCAGCGATACGGCAACTTCTCTGTCAACGCGGTGTCCAAGTCCATCGCGCCGTTGTATGATGAGCTGCGTCCGTACTTCAAGCGTGCGCTGACGCGCAGCGATGCAAGCCAGTACCGGTTGTACTGCACGGATGGGCGTGTCCTTGTCGCCACACAGGTGTCTAACGTGACGAGTTCAGGCGTGGTGCTGAAATCGCTGTCTTTCACGTTGGTGTCGTACAAGGACTACAACA